AGGACTTAATATGGCCTCTTTATTTAAAGGACCTCCGAAACCTGCCACCCCTTGGGATTTAGCTCCTATGGAGTCTGCAGGTTTGGCTCCTTATGCTCCAACAGCCACAGCACCACTGCCTTCAGTACCTCAAATTTCACAAACTCCTGGTGCTCAAGCCCAACAGATTCAATCTAATGTTGGCGGTGGCCAATCTAATGCTCTCCCTGACTTTCTGAAAATGCTTCAATCGCAACAAGGAAATTTTTAATATGGTTGCAACTTTTTTAGGTGGAATCCCTGCTGCCACAAACCCGTTACCAGGAACAACCACCTTTCTTAATGGGTTAACTTCTGTTTCTAGGCTTAATCCTCCCCCCTTGGATACTAACTTTGGTGGTCTAAAATATGGCGAGTCCCAGGCGGGCGTTGGTTATCAAAATCCAACCAATGTGGTGAACGTACAACCCCAGCTAACTCAGGCACTACAGAATTATTCCAATTTTGCAAATAGTATCAATGGAAGACTAAATCTTGGACGAGTTAATCTAAACAATAACTTTCTTGGGCCACAAGCTTATCAGAATCAATTAAATAATGGTATTGACCAGTTTGGTCAACTTGGAATTTCTGAAGGTTTGCAGAACATCAATCTCCAAAGGGACACGGCCAATAACGCCCTCTCAAACTCCCTCTTAAGACAGGGGGGAGCAGGAAACCAAAACCTCCTTGCAGTACTTCAGAACCAAAATCTCATGCGTTCCCAATTAGCTGCTAATCCTTTGATCTCTCAAGCTCAAAAAGATACAGCCCAAAGAATCTTGGATCAAATTAATCTCCAAAATGCCAATACTCAGTTACAAAATCAAAATCAATTGCAACAACAAGGCTTTAATCAACAGTCTCAACTAGCAGAACTACAAGCTAGAATTGCTGCTGGTCAACCCCAACAGAATCTTGTGGATTTGCTTAGTAATCTCCAGGGCCAAGCAAGAGGAGTTACAACTGGTCAATCTCAAGTACTTGGACGTAACTTTAAATCCTAATGAATATTGCTGATTTAATAATTTCAGAGGCTCAAGCTCAGGGTGTTGATCCTAACATAGCGCTTAAACTGGCTCAACGAGAGTCAGGAAAGAATTTAAATATTCTAGCTGTCAGTCCCAAAGGTGCTCAAGGCGTTATGCAACTTATGCCCGATACTGCTAAGGGTCTTGGTGTTACCAATGCTTTTGATCCAACACAAAATGTAAAAGGTGGAATCAAATATCTAAAGCAAATGTTAGACCGTTATGGTGGCGATTATAATAAGGCAGTAATGGCTTACAATGCTGGTCCAGGAGCTGTTGATAAATATGGTACTAAAGTTCCTTATGCAGAAACTCAAGCCTATCATCAAGCTATTATGGGTGGTGACCAAACTATGACCCCTCCACAACAACAGCAACAACAAGCCTCTCCAACCTTACAAGACTTAGTTGCTGCTCAGAATCAACCGCAACCCAATCTTACCGTTAATCCTCAAAGTCTTTTAGGTCCAAATCCTGGTCAAAGTAAAGGCATGAATACTTTACTCAGTGTCTTGGGGTCCATTGGATTACTTGGTGGCATAGGCGGAAATATTGTTGGTGGAATCAAAGGCAATGGTGCTGTTGGTAATGGTGCCATCGCTGCTGGCACTTCTTTGCTTGGTGAATTACAAAAGCAACGCGAGGCTCAACAGGCTTATAGTCTTAAACAAAGTATTTTAGGGGATCCGGGTAATTCGGATTTAGCAAAGACGGCCTTGGTCAGCGGTAATTCTGGTGAATTAATTAAACAAATGCTTACTGGGAGTACCAGTAAAAAAGATATTACTCAAAAGACTATTGATGCTCAAAAAGCTTTAGATATTTTGAATCCACAACAGGCCACAGATAGAAAAGTTGCTGAACTCGGACAGATTGATGCGGCCAAAGAGTCCTTTAAGGATCAAAAAGCTCAAGCAGACTCCCAAGAACTTGCCGCTTTGATGCAAAAACCTCCTGGCTCCTTGTCGGTAGAACAACAAGCAAGAAAGCAAGCTTTACTGACTGGGGCTAAAATGGACCCCAAAACAATGAGTGGCACATTAAAAACCATGCTCATTGGTGACAACTCTCCTGGGGTCTTATATAAAAATGCTGTTGGATCTCTAAGTCAAATTCAAGATTTAAAAGATTCTTTGAGTCAAATTCCCACGGATGAGTGGGCAAGGTTTGAAGGCAAAGGAATTGAAGAGTTTCAAAAGGTTCACCCAGACGCCAACATTGCTGGAATTCAAGCCCTTCAATATATGATTAGTCGTCCATTAGTCAGAACCGCTTTAAAGGAAAAGGGCAAAATTCCACAGCAGGAATATGACAAGTTTAATTCTTCTGTTTTTAATTTGTTGTCTAAATCCCCAGCAGAACGAGAAAGACTCTTTGATCTAATCTCTCAAGGTGCTGAAGAAGATGCTCAGTACAATGCCAGCGCTTTAAAACAATTTAGTCAGCTTACGGGAGATTCTGACTATATTAAAAACCATCCTGAACAATTCCCACAAACCTTAGAAAGTTTAAAAGAAAAACAGACTAAAGCTTCTGTTGAACCCTTTCCAGGATTTAAAAACCTTTCTCCAGAAAAACAAAAACGAGCTTTGGAACTAATGAATAAATAATGGCAACCGGAAACGAACAATTAGAACTACAGCAATTAATGGCAGAAGCCAAAGGCAGTTCCCCAGGTAATGATGCTTTAGAATTGGCTCAACTTAAGTCTGAAGCGGCTTCGGGTCTTAGAGAGTCCAGTCTCAATGGCAAAATTAAAGTTTTGCACAATAGCAATCAAAATACCTTGTTTGGCCCTGCTTCTGTTGATAGGCAACCAAGCTCAACTGGTAATGCTTTGCTTCACTTTGGCACTACCAATTTAGCTCCCATAGGGCCTTCAATTGTTGCAGGCAGTGATGCCCTTTTGCAGAAAATGGGCTTAGAGAACTATCCGGTTTCTTCCCAAGGTGACGAGTCTCTTGGACAACTTTTTAACCAAAACCTTGGTGGAGAAAATCAAAAGATAGCTGATTTATCTCGTGCCATGCCAGTAAGCTCTGGAATCGGCTCCTTGGGGGGAGCGCTGACAAGCCCAGTGAATAAGCTTTTTGCTGGGGTTAATAAACTTCCAATTGCGCAGAAATTAGCCGGTAATACCCTTCAAGGTTTCACAGGCGCAAGTCAAATGGCAGCAGGCTCAGATCCCAACATTTCTGTTAATGATTTGTTGAAACAGGGCGCTATTGGCGGTCTTGGTGGAGCAGTTTCTACAGGTATCACTGAAGGTGTCAATAAACTCGGTGAAGCCTATCTTCAAAAGAAATTTGGTGCCCAAGCACTGCCTTATATTCAAGAGAATCTCGGGAATCCCCTTGGTGCCAACAAACTCAAAGCAAAGAATGCTGAGTCTTTGGATCAAGCTGGAGCAGTTATAAAACAACTAACTACACAAGATGATAGGCTCATGCATCCACTGCCTCCTGGTGTTACTATTAATAAACTGGATAAATGGGCCAAATTAACAGAAATGAGCCCAGAAACTTCTCAACTCTTTGAACGTGCCAAAGTTGAAGCTGAGGCGAGTGGTGGAGCGGTGAGTTCGGAGACTGCTGAAGGTCTCTTAAAAAGATTTTATAACAAAGGTTTTACTAAAACTGCGGCGGAAGCAAGTGGAGATACTGCTGAAGGCTTTCGAGCTGCTGGAGATAATTTAAGAAAACAACTTGGAGACCGTTTTGGAGAGCCCTATAACCAAGCCAAAAATCTCTTAAAACTTGGTGGTAACTTTACTTACAAAGATGCCGAAGGAAAGTTTCAAGCTGGTATAGCTAAAGTTCTTAATACCAACCCTTCAAAACTATTCACCAAAGAAAACACTTTTAAATATGGAAGTCAAGCAGCTTTGGGCCTTGGAGGCTATGAAGCTTATACTCATGGGCACAAAAATTTAGCGGGCCTCTTGGGCCTTCTTTCTGCTCTTGGAACTGGAATCAATACCCCACTTGGAGCTTCTTTAGCCACCAGAACACCTCTGGCAACTAATGCTCTAACTCAAACTGGAAATGCTCTTATTCAAACTATTAGAAATACCAGAAACAAAGTTGTTGGTGAATAATGGAATGTATGGAAATTAACAAAAAAGGTTTAGATTTAATTAAGAAGTCTGAGGGCCTACGGCTACACTCTTATGCAGATGTTGCTGGAGTTTGGACAATTGGCTATGGTCACACTAAAGATGTCAGACCTTCTCAATTTATTACAGAACAAGAAGCCGAAAACTTTCTTAAAGCTGACATTGCTTGGGCAGAACAAGCAGTTGAGAATTTAGTCCAAGTTCCGCTTAATTCCAATGAATTTTCTGCCTTAGTTTCCCTTGTTTTCAACATTGGTGAACAACACTTTAAAACTTCAACACTACTTAGAAAACTCAACGATAACGACAGGGTTGCAGCTAGGAAACAATTTGAACGCTGGTCTTATGCCGGTGGTGACTTTGTTCCAGGCTTAAAGGCTCGTCGTCTTAAAGAATTGGAGCTGTTTAACGATGTGGGACCTTAGTCAAATTGCTGCTATTGCTGGTTCTGGTCTTGGTAGTAGTGTTTTAACTGCTGTTATATCAGGACACTATAATCGAAGAACTAATGACGCAACCGCTAAAAAAACAGAGGCGGATGCAAAAACAGATTTAGCCGCTTCAACTCTCAAATGGGCAGAAGTTTTGGCCCATAGAATTGATGCCTTAGAGACTAAATTAGATGCTCTGCAAAAAGAGAACATAGAGCTAAAAATCAGTATGGTTGGTGTTCAGACAGAGCTAAAAATGTATAAAGAGGGAAAAATTACTTATACCCTCCCAACTCCTTTGGTTACCACACCCCCAGCATGATATAATAAAGGAAATAACAATGTTGCTTTTTATACTTAAATATCTCCCTCAAATTGCTGCTGGTAGCGGAATTTTAGGCTTTTTATTCCTAATTTACTCTAAAGGCAAAACCGCCATTAAAGAAAAGATTCTACAACAAAATGCCACTCAGCACGAAAAAGCTAGAGAAGCCCAACAAACCATAATTGAGAATTCCAATGAAATTAAGTCTGAAATCAATCAAAAGCGCGTCGCTCATGTCAATCTTGATGATCTCTATACCCGCCTGCTTAGCAACTCTACAGATAATAAAGAGACCAAATAGACCAAAAGCCTTCCCAGTTAACGTGGTCAACGGTTGTGCCTGTGGGGCTGATTTAGACAATATGGTAGATAACTGGCAGGCCTTAAAATCTTATGCCGACCAACTCGAAGTTCTCGGTTGCTTTTCAAAATAAATTAAACGTGGTTTTCGGAATAGTTCTGGTTACCTCTATTATAGCCTTTGAGGCTTGCATACTAGTAGCCTTCTTATACCGAAAACTCTTTGGAGGTTAATATGGCTAAGAAAATGAAAAAGCCTAAAGGTAAATGTTAATACTAAACTATGAACTATAAAGGAAAACAATAATGTCTGCTGGATTTAAATATGAAGGCCCTAATGGTGCTTTTGGAGAGTTAGCGGGTACTGGAGCAGCAATCTCAGTCCTTTTGACCTTTAAGCCCATTAAAGTCAAAATTGTTAATCGTACCAGACTCGTCAATGGGGAATGGACTATTGCCATGCCCCAAGATTCTGCCTCCTTGTTAATTGACTCAGGAGCAGGAACCTCAGACTTAAGCTTTGTAACTTCTAATGCTATTACATCTGGAAGTTCTGGCTTTATTCTTGGTTCTAATGCTTCTTTGAATACGGCTTCTGATGTCATTTATTGGGAAGCTGAACGCGGTGCGTCTGCTACCATGACTCATAACACTTAATTTCAAAATTACTATTTTGAGACAGAAGGAAGAAGAAAATGAAACCTTATGAAAGCAAAGTTGCTAGTTATACCGGAGATGGCAATGCCAAAGTCCTCTCTCTCGGTTTTAATCCTAGCTACTTCAAATTGGTAAATATCACGGATCGTATTATTGAGGAAAAGTATAGTTCCATGGCCGCTGCAGACTATCTGCACACTGTGGCAGCCGGTACTAATACCAACCCCGCCGACTCTGCTGTCACCTTTCCTGGTGATGGAACGGTCTCTATTGCTGCTGGTACTAATATCAATGCGAAAGTATACCACTACCTCGCTCTCTATTAGTCTTAGTCACAATTAAAGAACTATAGAGACCCGGCCAACAAAGCCGGGTTTTTTATTTTAGGAAGGTTTTTATGAAAAGAATGTTGTTAGCCTTATTTTTTATTCTTTTGTGTCCATTAACCCTTCAAGCTAAACAAGAAATAATTAGATCCAGGGCAGATATTACTTTTGTATATCTAGGTGATTCTTTGAGCCCTGAGGGTAAAGAGACCGCCAGAAAGGCAATGCATCTATGGAATATTGCCATGGACGAAACTGTGATAGTAGAATCAGATTTTGAACATGCTAATGTATATGTCCAGGATGGTCCTGAAATGGTCTCTGTCTTCCCCCCAGGGAGAATTCTTGGGGTCACTTGGTTCCTACCGCATAATTTATCCGTTGTTGTCTTTGGGCCCAGAGACCAAAGCAAGCTCACTACGGTTATCCATGAATTTGGGCATTGTATGGGTCTAGGGCATTCGGACAAAAAAGATTCAATTATGTTTTGGAATGAGGGTAAGAATCAACACATTTTACCTGAGACGGTTCAGGCTCTAAAGTAATAAAAAGCCCCTTTAATCTAATCCTGACTAAAGGGGCTTGGACAGAGCGGCGGGTCGTTTTGGAATAGTTATTAATTAAATCTGTTTTACCTCAAACATAAGCCTTCCCAATAGAAACCAACCAGCAAAAGTTATTTGCATACTTTGTTGATGGTTAAACCTATAAACAAAGTTTACTGGCTCACAATAACCAAGACCAAGTCTCATATCTTTCCAACTCTCTTAAAGTGTTCGTCTCGGCTCTCATAAACATACTGACCTTTGGGATCAAAGTCAAGGCATTCTCCACCTTCTTGAAGATTGTTTAAAACAATTTCTGGTCTAATACGAGCCTCACAATCCTTACAAAGGGAAAGATTGAAGGCCTTTTTATCCATAGAGAATAAAAAGCCTGTTGTATAGTTTTCTGCTGGCCTCATGGAATTACAAGTTGGACAGGTCTCAACTATTGAAACTCCACAGTCATAACAATTTCCAGGTTTAATCAACACAGTATAAGCCTCATTTCATATAACGTATTGCCATGAAAGATACTTGAAGATGTGGCTGGGAGTATGGATAATATTCCCACATACCTTATGCGTGGGTAGTGATTCCAAATTCTAATTAACACAAAAACCAATCTAAACCTTCTGGAACATAACCACAGTAAGGTCCAAAAAGTGGTGCAGAAAGGGGCTTGGATTGGTTTGTAAAATAAAAATTGGGGTTTCGAGCATCTGACCCTAAATATATTCTCACTCAAACCTCCAGCCAGTCAAAAGTAAATGACATAAGTACGAAGTCTTTAAAGGTTTTGGAGGTATTATAGTAAAAGTTTGGAAGAGCTGTCTTCTCCAAGATCCTTACACTTCGCATTTAATAACCTTCCAATATGCATCCGCCGTGGCCCCAAAATAGCAGAAATTATCGTATCCAAAATATTGCAATCTGCTAGAAAAATTAGCACTAACCATCAGCATTTTCAGTACTCTCTTTCAACTCAATTCTCTGTAAGACCCACCGTTTCGGTATTGCAATCCAACCTGCCACCGTCTCATCCTCAGCTAAATCCCTTACAAGCACAATAACATCCTTGGTCTCTTGAAGCACAGCACCAACAGACCAAATTAGGTGTGTTTTAGCACTTCTAGCTAAAGCTTCTTCTTTGTCTTGCCAAGCATCATCAGACTTAGCATCAATCCATTGGATCTTTAGGATTTCCATTACTTCTTCTTAACCCCCACAAACACTGAAGCCTGACAAGCCTTACAGCGAAAACGGTCTTTGACTCTGCCACCGATAAAGGCTTTACCTCGACTATTAAAGCCCTTTTTACTTCCACAAGCCTGACATTGCTTAGGAACTTCAGCCCTAAAGTCCATTTCAACCCCTTTCATCCTGTAGATTGCAGGATGATTTTGGCAAACGGGCAGTAGTTTCTCATAAACCTTTTCAGTTAACCTAACATCAGATTTACAACGCTCTTTGATTAAAGCCATAGCACTTTTATCTCCTGCATGAGCCAACATCCAAGTGTCTTCTGTAATCTCCATTTTAGATTCTTTGAGTTTAAAGAAATAAGCTAGGTTTTTAAGACTATTACTCTTAAGGGAGAGATATTTAGATGCACACTTATGTGTATCGAAGGATGTTCTGGTATCGAGTAGTGGAAGTCCTGCCAGAAGTAGACGGGTTTGTAAGAACTTAAAATCACATTTATCTCCATATTGATAGATAAAAAGATCAACTGGTTTTAAGATTCTACTAATCTCTTTTACTAAATTACTATCATCTATAGCATTTTTACCTGGAAAATCTTCTAAGGTTATTGCTTTTACTTTGCCTTTGCCATATTCCTTATAGGCAAAACAGAAGATAAACCCAGGAGCTACGCGTAAATCACCCCTAAAGGTTTGAGAAGCCTTAAACTCAAGGTCGAAAATAACTTTTAGTGGTTTATTTGAAATAAAACCTACTTTCTAGGCTTCTTAGGTTTAGAAAAAGGATCTTCAGACTCAAGTGGCTTGTTCGGAACAATATTAAAAGCCCAAGCAGTTATCTTAGAATAATCAACACAAAACGGGCCTTCTTCAGTCTCGTTGGGGAAAGAAAGCCAACAATCCTTACCAGCAGATCGCTCCCAATCATTCTTGGATTCCACGATCTTAGAGACTATTTCTGCCATTGTGATCTTTGGCTTTAAAGTTCCCCCAAGAGTTGGGCCTTGAGTTAACCAGATTTGAAAGATTGTTTTAGACATAAATTTTATCCAATCCAAAAGTAGAAGAAAACTCAGTGTTATAGATACTCATAGAGCGCCCATTGACAATGTACCATAAACTTAAAGATCCATGACTAAATATGGACCAATTACGAGCAACTTTCATTTACACTCCAATTCTTGTCTTAGTCTTGTATAACCACAAGCATCTGTATAGTGGTCTCGTTCTCTTGGATTTCCCATTTCTCTAGCCATTTTTAGAGCTTGTAAAACCCTTGTTACAAAAACAGCATCAATCTCTACCCCTTCACCATACCAGGCATTAACTATATTGGCAGCTTTAGTGAAATTGTCCCCAGCATCTCCGTGAGTTTTAGCACGTTCAGCAAAGAGTTCTTCAGCTTCTAAAAGAATGGATTTAGCCATAAACCCTCTTATTCTCTTCCTCAATCAAACAAGCTTCGCAAGCAAATTTTTCCCTATCAAATCTAAAGACTACTTTAGCTTGTTTGTGGCAGTAATCACAAGTGTGAAAAAGTAATTGCATTAAAGACCTATTACTTTAAAGTGCTTGTAAGCATAGCCTGTTCCGTAAAGATTACTGCCTTCATAGGTGAAACCAAAAAACCATGCGCCGCCTTCATTCCAAGACCTCCATCCTCTAATCCGCATACTCAAACCCCACTAAAACTATTAGAAACTTTCATCTCAACTTCCAAGGGTACTCTTAGTTTCACAATAGTTTCCAAGACATTTTTTATAATTTGTTGATGTTTCTCAATATCAACTTTTTTAATCTGAAGAATAATCTCATCATGAACTTGATTAACATTATCATAACCTAAGGAATCTAATTTAACCATAGCTCTTTTCATAATTGAGGCCGCCACAGATTGAATTGGGAAATTTAAACCTTGATTAATGGCATGAGAAACTTTCTTTTGAGCTTTTATGAAGGGGGTCAAGGGTTGCTTCTTTCCATCTCTAATGAAAAACCTATCTTTAGGATTCATACGATCAATTTCGTCTTGTAGTTGCCTATTAAGACTTTTATCACGAATTGTACGAGTGCGCCAGTCTAAAAGAGGTTTGATAGCAAGTTCTGGTAAACGTCTAAGACGACCAAAAGCAGATACAACCATGAGATTCTTCTCCATAAAGAGCTTTTGCTGCCTCAAATATTCTGCATAAACCTTATATAACTCAAAGAATCTTTGGTGATAAAGCTCTGCCTCCTCTATTGATATTTTTATTCCTGCATATTTAGGAGGCGGTTTACCCAATTCATCCATTAGCTTCCACGGACTCCCCCCGAAGATTAGGAGGAAGTTGCAGGTCTTGCCGATTGCTCTTTTTGGAGCTTTTAGAAATCCCATGGTTTTGGTGTGAAGGTCCTCCCCAGCTAAAATTGAATTTACCATCTCAGGATCATTGGACAAATGGGCAGCAATTCTAAGCTCAACTTGGGAGTAATCTGCCTTTAAAAAGCAGTATTCATCAGAATCAGGAACAAATAGAGCCTTAGCAAACTCTTCTTGGTTTTGGAGATTTGGGTCCGCCGAGCTTAGGCGTCCGGTAAGAGTTCCTTTAGCCTCATTGGTATCCTGGGGGGAGGTCTGTTTAAAACTTGAATGAATACGGCCATTCCAAAGTCTCTTTTCAAGTCCGCCTATGTCTGTACCGAGCCTTTTTTTGGTCTTGGAGTGAAGGATAATATCTTTGCAGGAATCAAGTATTCTTTGGTCAATGCCTGGGCTTTTGAGGACCGTTTTGAAAAAAGCGTCGTCACATTTCCATTGACCTTTGGCTGTTTTTGAGTTTGGAAATAATTTGGATAGGCCCAAAGTGTTGTAATATAAATCGCCAATCTGCTTAACAGAAGTCCATTCGAATTCTGGATATTTAGCATTAGCCTTTCCTCTTGGAGTTTTGAGATTATCGACCACAATTCGGAATCGTTCATCTAAAATCTCCTTGATTTCAACTTCAAAGGTTTTACTAAGTCTTTGTAGAATTTCTTTTTGTTCTGCCTCAATCTCTTCCTTCTTTTGACCCAACAATATTTGGTCAATCTTGACTCCTCTTAGCTCCATTTTCCTTAAAACTTGATCGGTTGGAATAGACTCTTTTTCATAATAGTCTATTGGATCTCGTTTGCACCAATCTCGCTCTTTTATAATTTTTCCCGTTTTTTGTAATCTATCTAAAAAAACATACTTGAGTTTTAAAGTATTATTAACATCTTCACAGGCATAAGCCGCAAGCAAGTCAATTGGAGCTTTATATAGGTCTTCTTTCTTAAGTTTATTTTGATCTAACCACTTCCAAATGGCCCTAGCGTGTTTAATTGAATCTGGCCCTAAATATTTATAAGCCAAGTCTTTTAACTTAAGGCTTTGATTTTCATTAACCAATTGGGCCAATAGAAGTGTGTCTTCTATGGGACCTTCAACTTCTATACTAGCTCGATGGAAAAACTTGAGATCGAAGTTGGCATTATGTAAAATTTTTGTTGTTCGCGGCTCAGACAGAATAGCCAAAATCTCTGGCTTGACCACCTCCAATTGATAATACTCAGCATTGTCTTCGCTCCAAGCTATAGCTATGCCATGAATGGAATCTGTTTTCCAATCAAGGCCAGATGTTTCGATGTCTATAGCAATTTCGTTATACAACATAAATATTAAAAAAACCAGGCTGATAAAAGGAAAAGGGAAAGATTAAGGTACTATTGATCCTATAATAATGAGATCTGTCATCAAAACACAAACTAAGCATAATAAACCTCAAAACCAAAGCTCGGCTCATCGTCCCCCCAATCCCAACACAATAAAACATCCCGATGAAAGGAGTCCTACCAAAAAACATCATTTGTGTTGCTTTGTATTCTCATAATCTTTAAACCTCTAACACTTAGTATTTTTATTGGAACAGCCATAATTATGAGCCCCCATGCTCATGATAACAAAATTTCTTCTGACAACTGGTGCATTCAAACCTATTGTATTGCTCTCTCTCTAAAGGCAAAAGTCTCAAAGGACTATAATAACTATCCTGATTATTAGGATCAATCAAAACAATGCCACAATTGGGACAATACTTCGGTAAGGTTATATTACTTTTTGACATGGTGCCTAATCTTTTCTGCTATAATTTTACTACCTTCTGTCATGCCATACTTGATAAGTATGGGTTTTAAATTAAACCAAGTGATATTATCTAAAGTTTCCCCTACTTGCCACTTAGTCGGTTTTTTGTGACCAAATAAACATTTGAAGTATGAGATTTTTTTAATTGGTGTTTTGTCTTCTTCTGTCATAATTTATTCCTCACAATCATCCACAAACTCCAAATGCCCTTGAAAACTAAAACCACAACCCCTTAGAAATTCTTCAAAGTGTGGAATAATCTCTGTTAAACAATCTCTATCAAAGCTCATAGTAACTTTTGGACCTCTAATCTTATCATCTGAATAATAATAAATAAATTCAAAGTTACTTCCCATATTTTGCCTCCTGCAATTCCAATATTTTCATACAAAAACCATGAGCCGCAATAGCATTATATTCATAAGTGTCATTTTTTCTAGCTAAAAACTTTAGAAACAAAATAAAGAGTCTTTCATACTTCATATCAGTCCACTTTTTATTAAGGTTATATACTCATCTGCCAACATAGTCACAAGCCAATCACCCCTATTAGTTTTATGAGCTACAATTCTAAACCTCTTATTAGGAGCATCTCTATGAGCTTGAGCTAAGGCTTTTCTTATGTTGAGGCTTTCAACACATTTAACTTCAAAATGGGTATCAGGAATGTTGTGAATAACATCAGGAGAGTCTTGGGAACCAGAGAATTGCTGGCCTCTACGAGCTTCATAGCCTTTAGAGATTAGATAGTCTCTAAAGGCTCTTTCACCTCTGGCACCTTTATCACGGGAATTAATACTCATTTCTTTGCCTTAAACTTTTTAACGTACACCCAACTACCTGGTTTTATGTGGCGCCAACTTGGTGTAACTCCAAAATGATCTTCCAGAGCATGAAACAATTCATAAAGCCTAGAAAACTCTACTCTCAGGTTTTTTAAATCACGGGATTGGGTATTAGCATCATGCTGCAACTCTTCAAATTTTTTTCTCAAACCAAACATATTTTTCTCCTATGTTATATCCAAACTATTAATATACTTGTCTAGTCTCTCGATCTCCGCCCGAACTTCAGCGAGCTGTTTAAACAATCTATTATTTTCTTGGATGTGATTTTCAATATCCTTTTCCAAGTCCAGCTTGTCTTCAAAAAGCTCCTGATGACTTTCGATCAACCTATCCACATCTGCACGAATCTCCCCTGAACCTAAAGCCCAACCTTCTCGACGCTCTTGGATCTTATCAACCTCATCTTTGCTTAGGATTTTGGTCATTACTCTTCCCCATAAATATCTTTGTACGATTCATCGTCCCTATGGATAGGAAACCCTTCCCAATTATCCACACCGTTAGCCATAAGCTGAGCGAGTAGATCATAATCTTTTATGAGTTCCTGATAACGACTAAGCGGTATTGTAATAGTTTTTAGTTCTGTGGTTTTTATGCTCATTTACTTCTGCTCCCGGATGATTTCGGATATTTGCTGCAGTAAACTCATTTCTTTCACAGAAATATCAGTCGTCATAAAAGATCGTATCTCTAAAAGAAAATGCTCCCGCTGCTCAGCTTGGGCCAAGTTAATAAGGGCTGTAAGTCTCCTTTCCAGGTCATCAACAACAGTAGGAGGACATTCTAGCCTTAGCGCGTTACAAATTATATTTAGCTCTGCATTCCATGGCCTTTTCAACGTAATCGACTCCGACTTACCCGCCAACAGACCCTCCTGGTATGCGCCATGAATAATTGTTTTCAACAATGTTAAATCTAGTTGGTATTTCAACATATCAGAGACCACTTGCTGATAAATCTCTTCTGGTGTCATTCCCCACGCTCCCTTTTTTCTCTTTTCTGCTATCATGACATCGGCAATAGTACCACTAGACTTTGCTAATTCCACCTCATCAAATGAAACCCTTGACACTGTCCCAGCTAAAAGACCCGATAAGGCCTATGCTGCAAAGTAATCCCAGAGCGTCATCCCGCGATGGTAAGTCGTCTTTACCCCCCCCCCCCCAAACTTATCTCGCTCAGCCCACTCTCCGGAAAAGGTCTCTCCACCATCATCAAATTGTTTCTCAGGTTTAATTAATCCCATAGGTAAGGCCTCCCTTTTATAATCTTACCTAAAGCATGCACAACGTCACAAGCATAGGTAACAAACTTACCATTCTTTGGGTCAATGCAACAAGTCTGTCCTCGAAGCTCCGTAACAAGAGCTTTATGATATTTTTTAGGCACAAACTTCATTATTGTTTTCCAGTACCAACCATCAATACCATCCACGAAATCATATTTGGGATATTTGATTTCAACCTGTTTTTTAATAACTTTTTTCACTTAGCCCCCATAAATGCAACAATGTTGCCAAGACCCCAAAGCACTGTTGCTGCAGCAAAACCAACTTTACCGGCCTTAAAAGCAAAAAGAACTGGCAACACTTGCATACAAACATACATTAGGGTGGAATATCTCATTGAACCTTTATCCCTTCTAACCTACCAAGCCTATTCTCCAACTGTGCTATTTGGTTCTCAAGTTCTAAAATCTTTTGTTTGTGATTTAACAAAGCTTCAGCATAAAGCTCTGTGGCCTTCACAAAAAGACGATTAATCTTGTGTTGACCAAAAGAAGACAAGAACACATTCAAGGCCACCAGGAAAACAGCAATAGCTAAAGTTATTTGGTAATCCATTAAAACACCGGCTTCTTAAAGATTTTTTCAAACAGATTAGACCAAGAATCCTTAGTCTTTATTTCTATAATGTTAGCACGTTGTAAAATTGATTCTGGAGTATCGTCCACAATAAAGCGGGGCTTTTCGAGTACCAAAGAAAAAAAGCAGGAAACTCTGTTCTTGGATAGCATCTCAACACCATACTCCTTACCTCCAGCACTCCAACAAATCATTTCATACTTTTGAGCCAATAAAGGCAAAGTTTCTAAGACCCCAGGAAGAAGTCTACCTTGAATATCAATCAAAGTCAAATCTAAATCTATATACATAGGTGGTTTATACATGTATTCCTTGAAAACCTAGAACTTCGAAGGCTGCGTAGTTATGAATCATAAATCTTCTCGCTATACCATATGACAGAAACCAACACTCCGCATTCTTTTGATTAAAAAAATATACTGTCAAATATCCTCCACAGGCTTAAGCAGAAAATTAAAACTCCTAGGATTCATTGGATCAACTAGATCCTTTTGGAACTTAATTTCATACCCAGCCAGACCATCCCTATCTTTCTCAATGGCACAAATAATGTTTCCTGTTCTCCGCTCGATCCTCAGATCCAAAACTATCTCTCCACGATAACCAGGACTTCTGGACTCTGCAGAACCAGTAGCACTAGCCGAATCTTCATCCCCCTTTTTCTTCTCTGCAGTTACAATAATATTAAGTAGTCCTTCATATTTTAGCTTCAAAGCATCTAATTTATTCATGTATTTTGTAATAAAGGTTCTTACTTCAGGTTCATCAACTGGAAGAGCGTGAATGGAATCAACAACTAAAAGGATTCTTCTCCCCCCATAAGAGATTTTAAGCTCCTGAATGGCCTCTTCAATCTCTTCAACCGTTTTGTCCATAAAAAGAAAAAAAGGTCTGAGCCTAAAGGCGTTGAACATTTCGTTCTTTTTATCCTGACTTGCCAGAAGAACATCAACATCCGATAAATTGTGCCTCTGACAAAACGAGCGCATTAAAACTCTATTTTTACCATTTTCTCTATCAAAGTATAAGACGGGCCCATACTTCTTTGCATGATAGTTCGAAATCTGTAAGGCAAGGGTAGATTTATTGGAACCCGTGCTCCCTTGTATGAGTGTGATACCATGCAAGCCAAGTAAAGCTTTGTCCAATGGAATAATTCCAGTTTCAATGCCATCTAAGCGCCTTTCACAAAAAGTATTAAAGTCTGAGAGACTATTTGCTATGTGTTCTAGCATTCTTTATGCGCTCCCAAGTTTCTTCATTCTTCGGAACTTCAATTTTCTTTCTTTCTGTCTTGTTAAATGCCAGAATCGTTGACTTTATAAATTCTAATGGTTCCCCTGTTTCTGCGTGAGCCAAAAGATACTCCAATACTGCGTCTTTACCATACATGTCGGATAATTTCTTTATATAGGCACAATTGGCCTTCCAGTTTGCCGGGTAAGGCTTATCCCAACAGGCTTGGTAGGCCTCAAGAAATCTTTTGTATAAGTCAGGAGAAGTCATATTAGACCCAAAAAACTTTGCTAATAACCCAAGGCTGCGAACCAAAGCACTCATAAGAAAAAAATCTAAAAAGGTCACTAACTAAAAAAGGACCTGAAATAGCATAACCACCTTTTACCCTAGAGAAGACTTTAGGTTTAAAGAATATTTTCATATGATTTGAAATCAAATTTAGAACAAATATCCTGAAAATAAAAAAGGGTTGCATACCTAAAATTAAACCATATTAATTTTTCGTGCCTAAAATCCCTAAGTCTAATTATCATATACAAAATATCTCAAAATTTTTATTATTTGGTGCTTGCGGATAAAAATAAAAAGCACTAAAAATCTCGTCGAAAAAGCTTTGATAACTAAAAAGATGTCCTTCTATCCAAGACTGTAAACAAACTTTTAGCATAAAAAGTAAAAGCCCCTTAGCCCATATAGAACTAAGGGGCACTTTTTCCATGGGGGCTATAGTTCTTCTGCAAACTCTTGGGTCATTGGCTGTGCTGGTTGTGGTGGAATATACAGGAGCTTTTCGGCTTCTGCTTTTTCTGCCTCCGTAACAGTTCCAACAGACTTAATAGTATATTCAGTATCTTTTTTACCGAGACCTGTCCGAGAGATTCGAATCACAGCGTTGTCGCCTTCGGACTTAGCAATTTCTTTAAGCTTGTTCTTAACTTCGGTACCAAAGCTATAATATTTATGCACAAAGCTTTTTCCATCACGGACAGCAATCTGCATATCATAACGAGTTCCAAGACCTTCCTGCCAAACTTGATGTCTAACCTTGTCACCAAACTTTTGGAAGTATTTATCCGGGGAGCCAAGAAAGACAACATCAACACTTTCTCCATCTCCTAATTTGAGATAGTCACGTTTTGTTCCTACTAGATCTAAAAGTCCCATTTTATTCTCCTTTGATTTGTGGGGATTTTGAATTAAATTTGTTTACAAGTTCTAAAAGCTTTTCGAAAGCGGCCATAAATAGTTTAGACTCTTCTTCGGAACGCAGCATCTTATAGTTATCTCCACTATGGAGTTCCTCAATGCTGCGTTCTAAAGCTCTTGTAAGGTGGGTTATGTGGACCATGCTCATATTTTTATGACCTTAAAATATTTATTGGCAACTTTATTTATATATTCAACATCTATTTTACCACGATTAAAATTAAAATAACAAGGAAACCGTCTTATATACGCATACCTCGACTTTACCATATTTGCCATACTTGGCACACATACAGGGTTACACACTATAAACCTCAAAGTACCGACTAATTATTTTCCAGTTCCTCATACAAGAATCTTCACCAAAGTTATAAGGGTTTTTAAAATATAGCCACATACTCCCAATTACCTCGTCTAAATAAGCAGTCCGCACCCTCATTTCCAAGCCCTCTTATGCTTTGGATGCCTTTTTGTATACGCCATCTGCAGCATTCTAATTTCTTCTTGACTATAGCCCTCTTTACTCCCCTGCAACTTTAAGTGCTTTTGTTTGTATTTGGAATACGCTATCTGCCAATCCCCTAAAACCTTATCACCATTGATTGCTGATAGCAACTGATTATCATTTGTTTTATCTAGCAACTCCTGAGTCAAAGGATATTTATAAATAAAAGTTTGTTTTGGAAAAACATTGTTTCCAATATCAATTTTTAGAATTTCAAGTCTTTTTTCAACTGCTCCAATAGAAACTTTTATATCCAAGTTTCTATCCAATCCATTAGTCCCAATAACTTTATAGCAAACTACTGAGTCTGTGGCAAGATCATATCGACAACAAAACTGCAACATAATCCCCATTACAGCTGCATTATCTGAAATCAAATAATATACCAAAACTCCTTCCATAGGAATCTTGGCCCTAAAATAATCTTTAAGATAAAGACCTATTTGAATCAGATAATCCTCTGAGGGCTCTAACATGCCCATAAGCGTTTGGGAGCCTTTGCCCCACTTAGTCTTAAACTCTAGCACCATTGGCGCTATAGAGCCGTCTGCCTTCTTATAACCTATAATTTGATCGGGCTTACCGCTCCAAAGCTCTGTTCCTACCGAAGCTTGAGAAGATAACAAATAAACTCCATAAGGACCCAAGCTTGTTATCCACTGGTCTCTAACAGCCTTTTCAATAGCATCCCCAAAAAGGAATCGGGACAACCCTACAAAATCTGTTGGGTCCGTTTCTGGCTCATTGGTAATCTTCCAATATAGATCTCTCGGATCTTTACCCCCATCCGTAGCCCAAAATTGAACTTTCTGTTTTACATTAAAATTAGGTAGTTGTGGTATCTTTTGTTTTAAAAGATTTACTAAATCAATCATGTCTTGACTTTCTCAATAAAAAGAGTATCCTGGGGAAGCGAGCCGGGCGAGCTTGTAGCTATATAGTAATAACAGAATAGTAGTTACCAAAACTACCATACATACCCCAACTACCCTGCCGTTCAGTATAGTATTCAATTGACTTGGGTCTAAAGTGGTGGATAGACACTTTCATTTTAATTCCATTTCAATTTCAAGTAGTAGCTCCCGCAACTCTGGCTTCAACAAAAGCAACCCTTCCTTTAAACCTTCTAAGTATTTTTCCTGCTTTTCTTTCTCTCGGCCTTTAAGGACCGAAGCTTTAGCAAGAAGTTTAGAATAGAGCAAAGTAACTTTATGAACTTCATTAGTTTGGGGATGGAATTCAATTTGATTTGTAACTGGCATAGGCTCAACAGTATTTTGTTTTAAAAGTTCTGCTTGTTCTCTGGGTAAATATTTATCAACGTCTTCTTGGGTTATCTCATTGGTTTTTAAGTCATCATTCTTTGGTGGCCCCGTCCCCACAATCTTAAAGGTATGTCCGGGTAAACGGCCTTGAAGCTCTTGGATACTTAAAGCACTAATGACTTGAGCAATTTCAAAGGGTTTAAAATTTTCGTCGGGAACAGAATAAAAGCCCTTTACCGGGTTTTTAAAAACCTTTAAGATGCCATCTTTCCCATATAAAACGTCTATTTGCATTCAATTAACTCCAAAAATTCTATGAATTGTGGGATACACAGTACTTCAAAACTAAGATGCTCAAAGACATAAGAAAAATAATTAGGTGTGCTTGTATATACTGCTTGATGGGGCCATATTATTTTCATAGATTTCCCTAATCCTTGTCATCATAGCTCTATGGTTCATACCAAGATCCTTACAGTGCTTCTTAAAGACCCAATGATTAAAATAGAGCCAAGCACTATCACGATATTCTAGTCGATTTAGATCTTCAGTTGCCAGGATAATAACTTTTTGAAGTAACCATTTAATAAAACCAACTTCAAATTGTTCAAGATATTCAAGAGGTATTTTGTCTGAAGGACCACTAATGATCCATTCTATTAGGTACTTATTCAATAGGCACCACTTCAAACCATAAAGTACTAGATGAAGGTGGATCTATAAATTGTGCCCCCATAACTACAAATTGCCAATTCGAACCAGAATATTCAATTTTTCTGATTAATTCCCTTTTTGTATAAAATATTTTCATTTACTTGTATTCTATAACATATTTTTGCGTTGGAAGTATAGACTTATTGTGACCCGTAAACAAGTATATGTATTGGACTCTATTAGACTTTTTAATCCATTCCCCTTCACCATCAGTGAACCACACGACAGCATCAAAATTACCTTTTTCAACTAAGACTTGAGGTTCTTTAAAGCTTGTCCCTCCCCCCCATTCTTTGCAGGTTGGCTTTTTACCTACGTGCCTAATTCCGTCATCAAACTCAATAACAGTAGCTTCATATTCCTTGAGCATTCGGCGCACTAGACCATAATACTGCTTTTGCTGTTCTCCCGTGGTGCTTCCGGAGCAATCAATACAAAAAGCTAGCTTAGGCCCTTTGATTCTCTTCCTTCCTGGGGTGCCATCATCTTTCCACCTATGAGGCTTTGAGAACGTTAAGGCCTTTTCAAAGCGATTGTGGCAGCTTTGTTGAATATTCCGTTCTAATGCCGCTGTAAGCCCTCTGGGAATTCTTTTTATCTCTTTAGGCTTGGTGTTTACGGGCTCTTTTTGACCTGTTCCAGCCCTAAAGCCTCTTTTCTCCATTTCTTCTTTAAGAACCCTGCTTAATTGTTTCTTTTCTTCTTCCGTAAGGCCCATAGAGCAAAGGCTTTGTTGCTGTTCAATGTCCTTTGGGAGCTTATCTAAGTACCAATTCCAGGTTTGCTTAGGGGGGAGTCCGAAGGCCTCAGGGAAAGCAAAGGGCTCTCGTTTTAGTGTCGGTATGAAAGAATTAATCTCACAGTCACAAGCGATATTGAGTCTTTTAGGGTCTAATTCCTTATCTTTATTTAATTCTAAGTGATTAAAGAGGTAATGATAAAGCTCATGGATGCCAACAGTTTTAATATCTACACCCTGCTTTTCAACCTCCAGCAATTTAGGTTCGGAAAATAAAATTAATATCTTTCCGCAGCTTGTCACTGCCGAAGCTGCAGGCGCAGGAAGGTTTTCAATTTCTTGAATAATAACCCTTTTTCGCAAATGAATTGGAAAGGCCTTTAGAAGTTGTTCTTTTATGGGAGTATGCATGGCTTAAAAAATCCTTTCATATTAAAAACTCCGTTTACAAAGGCGTGGAAACCAAAAAGAGACCCCGCCATGAAGTGGTTTGATTTGTAGATATTGAAAAAGATTCCTAAGACTCTCTAGAATCTTTTATCCTTATTTTGTCCAAGGTGCAGTCTTAGCATAAAATTATCTCTAGTTTTATTCTTTTCGTACGAAAACACGATCCCAAACAAAAATAAAATTCAATTGGAGGACCGCGATAGCCAAACTGGGATACTGAAAGGTATGAATATATTATCATTCCAAATACTTGTCCAAAAGACTAGCAACATGTTCGATCTTGATAGTCATTTCTTCAAAGATTTGTTGTTTCTCACCCTTCTTTCGCATGTAAGGTGCGGCGTGCTCTCCAAGAGCAAATTTCATAATTTCGTTGTGCTCAGTGTTGGGTAAGTTCACATCATAAACAAGTTGCAAATACTCTAAGAATCTTGGATCCGGTCTCTTAAGGTGCCAGGTCAATTCCTCATTCAAAGTCTCTGGAAATTTTTGGATATAAGCCGCCATTTTATCATACTTTTTTTCATTAGCCCAACCAATCAATTGCTCTTGATCTGTCTCAACTGGAATAGGAACAATACGAGTTTTGAAAGCCTTGTCACCTTCCAAGGTTTCATAGTTCTCACTTTCGTCATTCATTGTGAGAAGGATAATAGTGTCTTTATGAATTGGTTCACCCCCGACTGTACGTTCCCCAATAAGCTCCATGACTGCAGCTCTTGTATATCGTTCCATACGGTTAAACTCGTCTATATAAATAAGAGCTTTGGTCTTAATGGCCCTCCTAAGTCGCTCATGAGCCACAAACGATACTTCATCTCGTTTGGCATTAGGTAAGTTAAGTCCCATAGCATCTTCGGTCCTGAGAGGAAGGTAGATAAAATCATAATTTAATTCCTCATGAATCTTTTTAGCCATTGTAGTTTTTCCAATTCCAGAACCCCCGACCCAACAAATTGGAATTTTAGGTTTGGACTTGAAGATTTGAATTGTTACTTGTTTTGCTTTTTCAATATTCATTGTTTTTCCTTAAATAAAGATTTGTTGAAGTCTAATATATCCGCGACCAAATTGGCCTATAAAAAAAGAATGCAAAAATTCAGCAATTAATGGATTTCTGGGGTATCCAAGTCCATATCCATATGGATCTTTATTCGTTTTAACTCGTATTTTCATATAAGCCTTATTTTAAACCCTTTGTTATAGTGTGGATTAAAATAATTTAAAACATGGAAGGAGTTTTTAATTCCGTTTATAGAGTATTCTTGTCTATAACCAAAACCTCGACGTCCAAAAGTTATTTGCATCAAACCTCCTTTGGAAAGTACAATTTATTTTCTTGAAGACTCTTAGGCCCATTAATATTTCTAAGGGCTGTTAAAATCTTTAATGCTTCTTTAAAAATTTCCTCTTGTTTGCCATCATACTCAATATTTGGAAGAGATTTCCAAAGTGAAATAATTTGTTCTGGCTCTGGGATTAAATGGCACATAAAAATACCAGTATACCAAGACTTTTCTTCTGGCTTACCTGATAATTCAGAAAAGCTTTTGAACTCCTCTACCAAATGCAGTCTTAGCAATTCTAAACAATAAGCTTGATTTTCAGCATTAGAAAGCTCTGCAAAGCTTTTGCCTTTTAGGTCTTTATTCTTCTTTATCATTGTTTTCTTCCTTCGAAATTAAGTTTAAAAGTTTCTCATGTAATTCTTTAACTCTGCTAGTTTCTTCTGTTGATAAGTCTCGTGATTCCTCTTTATTAAATTTTATTTCTTTAACTACCATTAATTAGCTCCTCCAATACTTTCATAACTTCAAATTTATTGATACTAGCCCAATTTTTACGTAAAGGCATATTTTTTTGATACCGAAGTAAAAGCTCCTTTTGTCCTAAGATTTTTCCATGTCTATAATTATCCTTATGAGTACCAAGACCCTTAAGGAATTCTATTTCTGTGTGCGTGGTCCAGTTGTCCATTAATCCTCCAAGTTTTCATTTACAAGTTGAATCATTTCATCAGTAATGTTTGAATTAGAATATGTGGGGACGTGCATAACTGATTTAATGTTCTCAGTATCATGCCAAAGCCCTAAGCAGTGTCCTTCCTCGTGTGCCCAAACCGCCCAAGAACCATCTACTCCTAGAACACTAAAAGGAATAGAGCCATCATTATTTAAAGCATTTTTATCAATCAAAATGCTACAGCCGCAACTTCCATCTCTAGGTTTACTTGTGATGCCTGTTCCCCATTCTTCTAACCCTTCTGAATCTTCAGTAATAGAAAGATTTACTATATTTTCATCGCCCCCAATTTGAAAGATCCCAAAGCCCAGTGCACTATTCCATTGTTGGACAGAATAATCTAAGTCTCGATTGGCTTGATCTATCTCTTCCTGAGTAAAACTATCAGGATAGGTTGCAATAATACTTTGTACTCGACAAGCCTTTGCTCCTTCTAAGTAAGTTTGTGCCTCTAAGCCAACAGAACCACAACCATTCAAAGCAGCCAGAAACAAAAGAAAAATGTAAAGTATCAAGCCTAAAAAAAGTTTTTTCATTTCACCATCCTCCTTTCATTATTATAAAGTAAGACCCAAAGTTTATTGTTTCTGTTTTGTTTAGACCTTACTTCACAAAGCCTATAAGGTATTTTTCTGCGTTTGAATCTGTCCCTCCATTCTTGGACAGCGTGGGACTGAACAGGGCCGTCAAAGAAAATATTTTGATGGGCAATTTCTATTTCTTCTGTTTGCTCTAATGTCCTCCATTCAAAGAACTCAGGATTTAAGATGTTAAGTTTTCTTTTCATATCTTTTCCAATATAAAGATATTTTTCAAAGCGCAAAAGCAGTAAGAGTAAAGTACTTGGTGATAAGAAGATGAAAGCATCCTAAAACCTTGATTACACTGCGGGAATTGCATTATCATTAGCATTGGATTACCTTCAAAGTCTCATAAGTTGTGGTTTTCTCGACTTGGCTTACTTTCTTACCTAAAATTTCTCTAACCTTAGCAGTGTCTAAGATTGTCCTAGAGCAAGCCTCTCTTTGTACTCTGTACTCGCCATCAATGAAAAAACTTTCCTGACAAGTATCCAATAAAGCATTAAGCTCTTTTTTGATTGAATCCTTTTTAGCTGTAAGCTCTTTGATCTTGCGGTCTAGTTCGTAATAGGTTTGAGCTAAAGCTGTTTTAGGTTTTGTTTGGTAAAGTTGCATATTATCTCCTCGTGACTCTATAGACTTCTTGGGTTAATTGCCCAACGGCTGTAGCCAAAGTTTCTTCTTGGTCTTTTTGTGGTAACTTCATTTCGTCAACAAGACACCAAGCCGCGTGGGTGCACTCATGTGAGACCGTCAGTACATCTTTATTATATAAAGCAATCAGAAGGCTTACTCTTTGGTCTCCAACCATCATTCTGTGAGGAGCACAAAAGCCACCGGTGTTTTTTATATTGATTTTTTGTTTCTTTGTGCTCACCAATTGTTTCTTAATCTTTTTATGCATTTCTTCATATTCTTTAATGTCTTTGAAGTTGTAAAGAACACAAATTCGCTTTTTGACTCCATCAAGGTAAATGTATTTTGTTTGCATGTTAAAATCCCACTAATTGTCTGTATTCTTGTTGATTAGTCCAGTTTTCAAGCCTAGAAGCTTCTTCTTCATCAATCAAATGTTGAACAATGTTAGAACAAAGAAGTTGCTCATCTTCATTATAAGGCTAATTGCAGTATTCACAATTTATTTGCATTTTTCTGGCTCCTTTACTGTAGTCCCCATCCAAGGAATAGGACCTCTGGTTAATAGGTAAGTAGTTTCATTCTTTTCAATTGGCTTGACTGGCCTATTATTCAACCAGTAATCTAGGTCTAGTCTTAAAGCTCTTCGCCATTCTTTATAAGCCTGTTGGGGAGTCATTGGCTTTCTCCAATAATTCTTGAAATTTATATTCTAGTTCAAAATATTTATCTTTTAAGGTTTTGTAAAATTCAGTCCATTGGTAGCCATTTTCTTGGGTTTTGTAATAATCAGCGGCGTCTTGATAAAACTCAATCTGGTCCTCGTCAGTATAAGTCAAGCGAGCCTTCATTTATTCCCCTTTCGCTTTGGCAATCACCCGCTCAGCTAATTTAATTTCTTCGTGAGAATCTACATATTCAGCCTTTAATGTGCCATCCTCGACAAGACACTCAATTTCACACAATATGGCCTCTAAACTTCTAAGTAAATCAGGCGCAGCGACGACGAGATTAGCGCTCGCCAGATCGAACACCCGAGCAATCCCCACAGACGGTAATTTGGGATCGTGCGGCGTCGTATTAACGTCACGTACAGGGGATCCGTACCCATTAGGGTTTTGAAATATTCCAGACAGTTTCCAAGGTCCTGGCGTGTGTTTATTTTTGTTCATAAAGTTTTTCCTTTCCTAATATTTGTCAATTCTTTGCATAATCCCAATCTTGCAATTGAGTGTAGACCAGAACGCCTTTACAATACGTCGGTTAGTGTTAATCAAGATTGAGCCTCCGAATTAGTTTATCTTGCTGTGTCCCTTATTCTTTTGATACAATAGAATCAATTGATTCAATTGTAAACAATTATTTTTAAAATAAATGAAATATTTTATAATCCATTGATTCTATTGGATTATTAGGATGGATTATTTTTGTGGTGAGGAAAGTTTCACAGCAAAGAATTGACAAAATAGCTGATAAGCACAGGCTTTCAAAGAAACAAAAGAGCCTATTGGTTGCCCAATTGGAGAATCCGGGTTTAGATGCCAAAAACACACTGATTGCCGCTGGTTATTCAGATATGACAGCAGCTAAAGCGTCTAAGGCGGTATTAGGTGCCACTAGGCTTAGGAGTGCTTTTGCTGAAATTGTTGATTCTGGTCAATATGTTGGTAAGATTACAGAGTTCTACGACGAAGTATTAGCCAAGCCCAATGAAGACATTGAAGTCATGAAAGTCAAACAAGCCGCAATAAAAGAGCTCCATAAGATCCAAGGCGACTATGCCCCGCAATCCTCTGAATCTAAAACCCTTAGCGCCCACATATTCCCACAGATAGCCTTTGCTAAGGATTCAACCAATCCCAAAGAATCAATTGGCGCTAAAGAGCCTGAAGTATATGAAGGCACAATAGAGCCCATTGACCCCACCGATCCAATCACCCCCAAAGAATAAATTTATCCAAATGGTCTAATGGCTTTGTTAGGCCTAATGTCCACCATACACTACAATACACGTAGACCTATTGAACCTATTTACCCTTTTGCACATTCTGAATATTTTGTAGCAATTGAATCAAAGGGGTGGGGGTTTGTGAAGGTGGGGTGGGGTCCACAGGTTCCATGGGGGTGTGTATATTTATATAGGAACTAACATCTTTCTAAGCCCGTGGGGACAAGCGACGGAACAAAACAGCACAGTCTGGCACAATTCTTGCGTCTCTTGATTCCCAAACTATTTTTTAAATTTTTTACAAAAACAGGTACTTAAATCTATGATATCTTTAGGGAATAAAACACACCAGTTAACCCCATGGAATCATTAGATTATAATCACTCATTTTTCAACAGCCACTCCAATTTTGTCAACATAAAAGTGATTATAAAATTCTGTTATTTTTCAAAGACTTAAAAAATCCACACCATATTTTTAAAACTTTCGCGAAAAAAGTATGCTACCTTCTTAATAGACTTGGTAATTGCTAAGACTAAAAATACTAAAACACTTTAGAACATTAAGACATAGCAGTGAATTAAATCTTAAGCGTCTTAAAGTTCCTAAGTGTTAAAGTATCGGAAGAACTACCAAGACCTGATGGGGGGAGTAAAGAGACCTAAAGAGATTCCAGAGACATAAGGTATGCTTATATATTCTTGCTTCTCTTATGTCTTTATTTAATCATTGCATCTTAAGGTACTAAAGACTCTTAAATGCCTCTAGACTTAAACAATCTCAAAGCAGCCATAATGAATAACTCCCTTAATCGTCACCTCATCGTTGCTTGGATTGAAGATATTTTAGCTTCTGGACTCTTGACAAAGTCAGAGCAAAAGCAGTATAAAAAACAACTAGCCCAAATTTTAGGGGAAGCTGGTGAGACCACCAGTGACCAAAAGTTAAAGCCCTTAGAGGTAGAGAAGTCTAAATAACTCCCAAAGCCTCTAAGGGCTACTCCCCCCAATTCAATACATTTTGGAAGCTCTTACCTCATTTACCCCTGTATTTCAGGAGGTCTTGTTAAAAACTAAGGAATTGTTAGAAACAAAGGGTGAGGAGCCTGGTAGACAATTCTTCTTAGCCGAGATGCGTCGAATTGGCTACAAGGAAAGAATTAAGAATCTTTATAAGGTTCAGGGCAAAGGCACAGAGTTTGTTCGATTCAGGCCCAACAAAGAGCAGTGCCAATTCATCGAGGATCGCTCAGGACGAGACATAATACTAAAGTCGAGGCAGATTGGCTTTACTACCTTTGCATGCATCTACGCCTACGATAGAGCCTTGTGGGACGGTTGGCGAACGGGCATCATGGCCCACATGCAAGAATCTGTCAAGGTCTTTTTTGATACCGTTAAGAATGCTAATGAGCACTTTAAGAAAGATTGGGGCTGGTTCTTTAGTCCCGAAGAAGCTCAAAGTAACACAACGCGTCTAAGTTGGGTGGATTCTAAAGCCTCCATTACAGTTGCTTTTAATTTTCAAGGCTATACCTTAAACTTCCTCCATATTTCTGAAGCTGCTTTTGTTCAACCGCCCTCCAGACTTACCTTCTCAATTCAAGCAGTACCAGAGGAAGGTGAGATTGTACTTGAAAGCACCCCCAATGGACCTGGAGGCTTCTACTACAATGTATACCAGGATTGGAAGAGGCTCAAAGGATCTGCACCGTTCCGGGGGCACTTTTTTCCCTGGTTTACTCACTATCCTGAAAATAAAGAAAACCCCAAGTGGCAAAAGCAGCCTGGAGTCCATTGGAACCAAGAAGAAGAAGAGTTAAAGGAATTATATAAACTTGAAGATTATCACTTGGCATGGCGTCGCTTCAAGATGGCTGAAAGTTGTGAAAACAATCCAGAGGTTTTTGAAATACAGTACCTATCTGATGACGTATCTTGTTTTCTTGCCGGTAAGAATTCTGTTTATCCTAGGGGCGTATTAAAGTTTCAAGAGCAGTTTGTAACAGAGCCTTCATTTGTTGGCTCACTCACAACTGTAGACAAGAATGTAGAGTTTCGTAAAGATCGAAAAGGATTACTCTCAATCTGGGATTTACCTAAGCCAAATGGCCTCTACTATGGGGGCGCAGACCCTTCTTCAGGACTTGGTGGAGATCCCGGATGCGCAATTGTCATTAACGCTCGTACCGGAGAACAGGTCGCTGAACTCCATGGGTTTATGGACCCGGACGTATTCGCCGATGAATTGTGGAAATTGGGTCATTTCTATAACCAATGCTTTTGGTGCATCGAAGCTAATAACCACGGTTCTGCTGTTATCCTTAAACTAAAGAGTCAGTATCCAAATCTCTATAAACGCCAGAATTTTGATTCCATTGCAAAAAGATTTTCGTATGAAGTTGGTTTTCTAACTACCAACAGTAGTAAGGTAACAATTACAGATAATCATGTAGCAGCATGTCGTGATGGTTCTTTTAAAGCCCGCTCTGCATCACTCCTTAGTGAACTCGGCACCTTTGACCAGCTTGCTGGTAAACAAGGCCGCACAATTAGACGCGAGGCTAGAACCGGATGTCACGATGACCGTGTGATAGCTGCCTGTTTATCATTCGAGATGCTTCGCAGTCGTCCCGTGTCTGAATACAAGGAACTATCAAACCCTTTAGCAGACATGGGTATGATTGTCGACCCAATCACCGGTTTTTATCAGGCCTCGGGAAATTCCTATCTTGGTTACGAATAACACAAAAATTTGTTCTAAATGCAAAGTAAGTTTAGTAAAATAATGACATCAGTCTTTGAAAAACCAGAACAACAAGATTTTGACCCAAAAGAGGCCAGAGCATTAAGCCATTTAAAAAGCTTCATGAGTAATTCTCGTCGCTACTGCATGACTTATTTTGATAAGTTTGATCGTCTCTGGGGCGAGTATCTCAATACTCGGCAAACCAAATCGTCTCCACTGCAACGAGCAAATCTAAAGCTCCCTTATGCCTGGACGATTGTTGAACAATATGTCCCTCAAGTCTGTGATGCCTTTCTTCGTGAAAAGCCTTACATTGAATTCCAAGGTCGAATGCCTGAAGATATGCAATGGGAAGACACTCTTTCCCAGTTTGTTTCTTTCCAAATGGATCAAATGAGTTTCTATGAAAAGTTTGTAGTTTTCAATAAAGATCTTTCCGTCTTTGGAACCGCTGTTGCTAAGGTGCCTTGGAAGTACCAAGAAAAAACAGCAATTAAAAAAGAAGAAGTTATTGATGAAGCAACGGGCAAGTATAAGCGAGTTGCAAAAAAGACCTTAAACGTCTTGTATGATGGTCCTGATTTTGACCCCATTCCTATTTGGGATTTCTTCCCAGACTGGACAGCTTCTCAACCTGGCAATGTCCAGGCTATGCGTGGCTGTGTCTTAAGAGTCTGGCGTACCTTGCAAGAGCTAGATGAGAAAAGAAAAGTTACTGCCCCTGATGGTTCTGTACAAGGTATTTATGTTAATCTTGATAAGCTTAGAATGTCTCTTAAAGACCGAGATTCTAATAAAGATGATTGGTCTGTACCCACTAAAAATTCTTCTAATGACTTTCAAACACGAGATCAAACCCTAGGATTAGAGAATGGCATTAAACGTAAAGACAAAATGGAAGTTTGGGAATACTGGGGACTCTTTGATGCCACTGGCAATGGAGACTTCCAGGAATATGTCATTACGGTCGCCAATGGCTCTACGGTCATCCGTTGCGAAACTAATCCGTATGATAGCCAATTCAAACCGTTCGTGGCGTCTGTTAACTATCCGGTTAGCGGAGAGTTTTATGGTGTTGGAGACATTGAACCTGTTTTGTCGTTGATTCGAGAAGGCTCTGCGCTCCGTAATGCCCGCTTGGACAATGCTAATCTGGCGGTCAACAGGATGTGGCTGATCGATAGGTCTTGTGGCATCAATCCTAGGAGCTTATATAGTCGAGCTGGGGGAGCCATCCTAACTAACGACATCAATGGTATTAAAGCATTGGATGTTGCTGAAGTTCCGGGTTCTTCCTACAACGAGCTTTCTCAGATTGATTATGATATTCAGAATGCCACTGCTCAAATAAACTCTTCTCAAAATGCTTCTAATCTTGGTCGTGCCTTTGGACGCACGGCAACTGGAGTTTCATATCTCCAGAGTAATACAAATTCTCGCATTAATTTAAAAGTTAAATTGCTTGAGAACTTGCTAATGAAGCCTTTGGGTAAGATGTTCCTGATGCTCAATCGTCAATTCTTATCTAACGACCAATTTATTCGTGTTATGAATGACACTCAAAACCCCTTCAAGGTTTTGCCCTCAGACTCGTTTTGGGGTGACTATGACTTTTCAGCAATGGGTGCGGTGGATCGTCTCTCTGAGGAACAACAAGCCCAAAACTTTGGTCAGAACGTAGTTCCTTTCTTAGAGTCTGTAGAAAAGTTTAATCCGGGCACAATTAATTGGAACAATCTTACTAAACAGTATCTTAAAGTTTTTAACTTTAGAGACCCTTATCAACTCATTAACCCCCCTCAAGTGCAACAGCAGATCCAACAACAGATGCAGCAAGCACAGATGCAACAGCAAATGCAACTCGCTGAGCATAATGCACAAACTCAGGCTCAAGCTCAAGCAATGCTATCTGACCATCAGCACCAAAATGACTTAGTTGCTCAAGGTCAAAGCGAAGATGCCAAGTTGCAAAATGAAGTTGTTAAGGGTGTTTTTAATTCTGTGAAAGAACATGCTAAACCCAAGTCAGTTCAAAAGTAATGAGGAGTTTGACAACACTACTGGTTTTCCTATTCAAGAATTTCAGGACCAAGTGGATGTTAATCAAGCAACGGAAAAGATTATTGAAGCTTCTACGCTCAAAGAGATGCAAGCCACAAAAGGCTGGAAGATCTTAGAGCAATACCTTCTTGAACAATCCAAATATTTTACTAATCAATTAAAACTAGAAGAAGACTTTAATAAAATCAAGAAACTCCAAGCTTTGGTTATAGCCTTTGAGTTCCTTCCTCTAGTGTTTGAAAAAGTTTTTATGGATGCTGAAAAAGCATCTGAAATTATAACCCAATTCACTGAAGGTCAAGCCCTTCAAGGCTAACTTGGCTTTCTAGGAGAAATATAATGAATCCCGAAGTGCTAACTCCCCAGGAAACGGACCCGCAAGGTCAATCCGTTAGTGGAGCCGCAGAGGTAGAGAATCAACCAACAGCAGTAGTTGCAGAAGCCCCTGTTTCTGCTCCAACTGAGATTCCAACGAAGTTTGTTGGTAAATCCGTAGAAGAACTGATTCCAGCCTACGATAATCTTGAAAAAGAGCTTGGTAGGCTAAGGAATGAAGTTGGTGAGAAAAATAAACGCTTGCAAGAATGGGAAGCTCGGCAGAACTTTGTTCAACCAATTGTTCAACAGCCCGTGGCTTCTCAACCAGTCAAAACTCTTGAAGATCAATATCTTGAAGAGTTTGATGTTAATCCAAAAGCTGCAATTCTAAAACTCAACAAAGCTGAAAAAGAACAGATGCGTCAAGAACTGACCGCTGCTCAACAGCAAGAGTTTTATAATCAGGCTAAATCAGGTTCTGTTAAAGGCTATGATAACTTTGCCGAACTTGAACCTGAGATGATTAATCTTACAGGTCAATTTGTTGATCTTATCCGACCAGATCGTCTTACGGACCCTAAGTTAGTAAAGGCATTGTATCTAATGGCTCGAGGCTCGACTTCGACTGACCAAATTGCTAAGGCAGAAAAAAAAGGCGCCCAGCGAGCAGAAGCCATACGCAAAGAAAAAGCGGCAAGTGCATCAGAGTCTCCAGGCTCTTCACTTACCAAAGATACAGTGAACTTTGAAGGATTAACCCGTGAAGAACAGAGAAAGTTCTTGGGTGTCGCCGATAGGTCTGTCGTAGAATAGTCTCTTAGAATAGCTACTAATGGCAAATCTAACTACTAGTACGCTGAGCGCTAACTTATATCTCTACTATCTCAAAACGCTTCTCGATACGTTAGGTAGAATTAAAGTTATTGAAAATCTCTCAGCTAAATCTGTAACTATCCCCAAGGGATATGGTGTCCAAGCTAAATGGCTGCGTTATGCAGAATTTAACGTCACCACCCCTTCAACCTACCAATTGACGGAAGGAGTTGTTCCTTCTGAGGCTTCTTTGACGACTGTCAACGTAACTGCCACTGTACAACAGTATGGTACCTATGTTGCTATGTCCGATAAGTTGATCTATTCGGCAATTGATCCAGTAATTGAATCTGCTGCTGAACGTCTTGGAGAGCACTCTGGTCAATTGATCGAGTTACTCTGTAGGAACGAACTCGATTCCACTCTTCCCAACCAATTTGCAAACAGTAAAGCCTCTTTGGCTGTTACTGGCGCAACCGATGTTATGACTAGCAAAGAAATTTTGAAAGCTGTTATTACGCTTCAAAAAGCTTCTGTGCCTAAACATGAATCTGGTAGCTATGTCGCTGTTGTGTCTCCCGCTTCTAAGGGTGACTTGATGAATGACACTGCGGTTGGTTCTTGGGTCGATGTCAATAAGTACACCGATGGTGGTAATACTAAGATCCTAAACGGAGAAGCTGGAATGGTCTTTGGGACTAAGATTCTTATGAGCGATCTTATCTCTTCGACTACGTCTGGTACTCTTGGTGGTGCAACCGTTTACTCAAATCTCTTTTTGGGTAAAGGTGCTTTCGGAACTGTGCAACTCGGTAAAGAGAACGTGCAAATGTTCACCAAGGATCCTAGTTCTGGTGGTACTGCCGATCCCATCGAACAAATTAGCACTGTTGGTTATAAAGTGCTGGGATTCGTTGCGAAGTATCTTGGTGGATCTGGTAACTCTACTTCGGATAGAGGTGTAAGGATCCGTGCAGGCAGTGCCTTCTAGAACACCTATCGAAATCAATATGTTAACCTGGGGAGACCCCAAATCCCCAGGTTTTATAAAACATATTAGAAAAAGTTTAAAGGAAAATTAAATGGTCACTAATTATACTTATGATGCTTATGAGACCACGATTGCTCGTGTTGATACTAATGCAGACAACTCTGCTAGATTTTGGAACGGGTATTCTGATGGGCCTGGTAGAACCTCTTTTAGGAATTTTAGATGGGATGCTATTGCCAATGGTTGGGATGCAAACAACTTTACCATTACCGAAGTTGGGGCTTGTACACAAACCTTGTCGGATGCTGATGATGGCGGGGCAGTAATTTTCCTTAATTCGGCTGCTGATAATGATGGCCAAAATATCCGTGTTGGCAAGGGTACTGATGGCACTGGTGGAGCGGCTATTACTCATAAATCAAATAAACTTATTTTTATGGAAGCCACCATTAAATTAAGTGAAGCCACTCAGAATGACTTTTATTTTGGAATTTATAATAAATCAACTGATGCTGTTGGAACAATTCCCACTTCAGGTTTCTTTTTTCGAAAAGATGATGGTGACACTCAGTTAGACATTGTTTGTGTTGCTACAGGTCCTGGTGACACGACTCAAACAGTAAACGTGAAAACGATGGACACTGGGTTTCATAAATATGGCATCAAAATTACTGGTGGAGCCAAAGCTGAATTTTATGTGGATGATTTGTTAATTGGAACTATTAGTACTCTTACTTCCTTTCCGGCTTCTACAGTTTTCATGGCTCCGCAATTTGCCCATCAAAATGGTGATGCCGTTGCAAGAACTATGACTATGAAAGATCTGTATGTGGCGGCTCAATTGTAATGAACGCGTTTATACTTTCTGAAAATTTAAGATCCTTAGACCCAAATTTTCTTGTGGACACTAAGCACACTCACACTGATACCAATAAAGATCTTGGGTCCTGTGGTATCTATTATAAAGAAGAATATATAGCTTGGTGTACTGTTAAACATATTCCTCTTGGTACTCAACATAATAAAGATAGAACTATTAAAGCCCCAGGCCTGCGAGAGATCTTATCAATCTGTATTCGCAAAGCCTCTTTATCCCCTTATAAAGTAGCTGCTAAGTTTTCAATGGGCTTAATAGGTCAATCGGACTGGGATAAAATAAATTCTGAAGAAAAGTACTTAACTCAGTTTCCCAAGAACAAAAAAGAAAAAATTGACCCTTCTAAATATATTGAGAATTAAATGCCAAACAGTACTCTAGGTTGGACAAGATTAGAGATTATAAATAAGATTCTTGATACTCTTGGTAGATCAACTGATGCCATTGTTTTGGCTCGTCTAAAAGAAGATATAAACTTTGCTCAGTTAGCTTTTTGGAAAATGTTTGATTGGAAGTGGGGAAAAATGTTTGGGGGTTCCCAAAATGGGCTATATACCCCCATTGTGGATCAACAAAGTCAATATGAAACTACTACTGTAACTATTAATTTACCTCCTATTTTTACTTATACTTTTAGACCTCAGGATATAGATAAAGTTTATATATCTTATAATCCAACTAATCCTAGTGACACCACGTATCTAAAATATACCACAACTTTAATAAAGGTGGAGAGCAGGGAGCTTCGTATTGCTTCTCCAGGGTTTAATCAGTGTGGGGTTCCAACTCATTATGCTATTAATGATAATAAAACCATTGAAATTTTTCCAGTTCCAAACACTACTTTAGGAACGCCTTCAGATTTAATAGGACAATATTTATGGTTTGATGCCAAACGCATGCCAACTTTTATGGTTAATGATACTGATTATCCTGATATCCCAATTGAGTATCAAGAAACCTTTATGCAATATTTTTTGTGTCGTTCATTGTCTAGAGAACGGGATCCTAGAATGGATCAAGAACTCTTAATTTTTAAAGATATGTTGAAACAAGATAAACAAACAGATTTAGCAGAAGTTGAAAGTAATTTGAGAATTAAATTTGCAGAAGAAGAATTAATACCCAGCACTCAAAATAATTTAACTTGGAATCTTTGGAACAACAATAACTTCTAATGTCACCATTACCAACAAATGTTGAGTTTTCTGCTAAAGACAGTCTTTTAAGAGCACGGTTTAGAGGGCCTTTTGTTGGTTTAGACACAACGTCTAGTATAACAGATATGGATTTTTTAGCTCTTCGTTTAGCTGATAACACGGATATTGAGGATAATGGAACTATAAAGAAAAGAAATGGTTATACTTCTCTACTAGGGGCAGACTGGACTGGAGAAATAATTCATCAAGGTCTAGAATTTAAATACGGAACAAATATTGCTTTAACTGTAGCCGGACACGCAGCTGGGGCCTCTTCTGGTAAGTTTGGAAAAGTTACCGCCGCCTTTGCTGGGATTTCTGACATAAAAACAGGCTTGGCAAACACAAGACCCTCTATCTTTTCCATGGATAACAGGCTTTTTTATTTTAATGGCACCGATGATTTCTTATATGATGGAACTAATACTAGACAAATAGGCATTACTGCTCCAACAAATGCTCCGACTCTAAATACCACAATTAACGGTTCTTTGGTTCCCGGTGCAATTTATATCTATTCCTACACTTATTATAATTCAGTCACCGGAGCAGAGTCTTCGCCTAGTCCTTTATTTATCAGTCCTGCGGTTTCAGCCGATCCTTTAGATGGCTTTCGACTTAATGTAACATCTGGAGACGCTACAACTGCGGATACCATTAGACTTTATAGAACAGTTGCTTCTGGAGTGGTTCCATCTTTAGATACTACTGCTGCTATTGGGGCAACTACCATTGATTCAACCAAAGGAGATGCGGGTCTTGGAAAAGCAATGGAATTGGATAATTCAAGACACACGCTCTTTGGTAATTTTAAATATGGTTGGGGTTCAGAAAATAGAGTTTTTTTAACCGGAAACTCCACCAAGCCCAGTAGAGCTATAGTTTCTGCCATTTATTCCGAAGGGCCCCACCCAGAGTCTTTTCCCGCCAAGAACTTTATTGATTGCGAATCCTCCAGAGGAGCCTTTGACTATAACCTGGGGGGAGGAATGGCTGGGGATACTGTTATTATTCAAAAAAAGAATTCTGTGGGGCGCATTGAAAAAATAGGTGCGGATTCTACAGACCCAACTCTTCAAGCAGACCCCGTTGTTTTTGTATATCGAGAAATATCAAGAGCCGTAACTGGAGTAAGTCATTTTAGTGCCTGTACGGTTTTTGGGGAATATATTTGGCTTGGCAGAGATAATGTTTATGCTACAGACGGCACGAATGTTAGAGCTATTGGAGACAAAATTAGGGCTACTATTTTAAGTTATAATTTTTTGACGGACGATAAATTTTCGGCTTTTAATGATATCACAAATAAACGAATTTATATTTCTATAAAATCCTCTCAAGCACAAACTGAATGTGACTATGTGCTTGTTGGAAAATATAATAATTATCCTGATTTTGCTTGGTCCATTTACAGACCTGGAATTAATGCTACGACACACCCAGGAATTTTATCGGGTTGTTTTTTTGAGGCTTTAGATTTTGATAATACACGTCGAGTTTTGTTTGGTAACAATCAGTTCAATGGAAAATTATATTATCTAAATACCGGAACCAATGATGATGGTTTTCCAATATATTTTAGAATTCGTTTTGCTCCAGTTTCTTTTGGTTTTGACGAAGAAGAAAAGCTTTTTATACAAGATATCGTGCAGTGTTTAGGTAATGGGCTTAATTATAACTTAACAGCAAGATCTTTTTATAATTTTGGAGACGTTGACCAAGAATCACAGTTTTTAAATCTAAATACTAGTATTTCACTCTGGGGGTCCTTAATTTGGGGGGCAGGATTGTGGGGCTCGGGGACCTCTCCTATTATTAGAAATAATAATATCCACACCAAAGCTTTTTTTAAACAGCTTCAATTAGAAAATTTTAATGCCGATCAACCAATAACAATTTTTAATTATCAAACAATGGCAAGAAGTATTCATTATCGAGGGGCTTCTGTCTAATAAACCAAATTTTCAAACTCCAAAAGATCCAATATTAAAGCAACTCATTAATAAATTGAATGCTTTTATTGCAAACCTTATTCCATTAAAGGTTATAGATGGAGGAACAGGAAATACTACTAAGCCCAAAGCTGGACAGTTGCTAATTGGTGATTATGATGGGCGCTATCAAGTCAATAATTTAATTGCTGGTGCTAACATTGTTATTACTAATGGTTCTGGAGTAGTTACTATAACTGCTACAGGTCCAGGATTAGTTGGGCCCGTGGGTCCTCCAATTTATTTGGTTGCAGAGGGGGAAGAGGGGCCTCAAGGACCTCCGGGTCCGCAGGGATTACAGGGAACTGTTGGGAGTGCTGGTAGCACAGGAGCACAGGGGCCAGTGGGACCACCGATATTTTTAGTGGCTGACGAAGAAGTGGGAGATCAAGGTCCACCAGGAATCCAAGGTCCTCAAGGGGTTGCCGGAACAAATGGTTCCATAGGTTCACAAGGTCCTATAGGTCCTCCAGTATTTTTAGTTGCGGATGCTGAGTATCCTGAGCCTGGTCCCTTGTCCCCTGGAGCCACGAATCTACCAAGTTTCACTACCGGCTCTGTAATTTTCGCAGGGCTCAGTGGTGCTCTTACCCAAGACAACGCAAATCTTTTTTGGGATGACCCCAATAATCGATTTGGTGTTGGCACCTCATCTCCTGCTGACACTCTTGATGTTCGTGGAGGAATTATAACGGGATCTGCTACGGCAGCTACAGATGCTTACATTGAATTAGGTGGCAACGGATCTGGTGACAGAAATGCTTATATAGATCTTCATGGAGATAGTAGCACTTATGTGGATTTTGGGTGCAGACTAATTAGGAATAGTGGACCAAATGGTGGGACCACCATGTCTTCCAGAGGTACTGGGGCATTAAAACTAAACTGTCAAGAAGCTGCTCCAATTACTTTCGAAACCTCAAATACTGAAAAGGTTCGAATTGATGATAATGAACTTAAATTTCAAAAGGGACTGAAGGGTTCCCGAACTAATGTTGCAGATATAGCCTACACCCAATTAGTAACGGACTTCATCATTTCGTATGGAACCCTAACGGCAGCTAGAACAGTAACTCTAGCTTCTGCGGCCACTAACGGTGACGGAAAAATAATCATCATCAAAGACGCTGCAGGTACAGCCGCAGCAAATAACATTACAGTGGATGGCAACGCTTCCGAGACGATTGACGGGGCTCTAACCCAAAAAATCACAAACAATTATGGAGTTATGAGACTTTTTTGCAATGGAAGTAATTGGTTCACTTGGTAAACTATGCCAGATTTTTTTAGATATAATCCAAGAGTATTAAGCCCATTAGGACAAGCTCCCGCAGCGGCAGCTGTTTGTACAGCAGTCTCAAATTCTTCTTACTTCGTTTATGTTGGCCCAGCCCCTTATACTTTTACCACATGCAACATCTTGGCAAAGGTCACAACTCTTGTCGCAACAATTACCTGGGCTGAAATCGGAGTCTTCACAGGAACCTTTGTTGGAAACAGTGCTGCTATTCTTACTAGGGTTGGTTTCACTGATGTCTCTGCAATCTATAACACTACAGGGATTAAGAGAACGGCGGTTACTACTACAGGTATTCTACCTGGGGACGACTTATGGATTGCATACGGATCACAAGCTACGACTCCTTTTGTCCTCAGGGGAAACGTTGCGGATGATACTCAATGTGGAGTTTTTCAAAGCAAGGCAGCAACTAGAATCTCAACTGTAGCAGCAAGCACATCTATGGGAGTGGAGGCCGCAGCCTCAATATCCGCCCAAATAAGATTGGAGTTACCTTAATGTATTTGTCACCTATTTCTTTTATTTCCGAAGATATTCCTATGAGTGGAATTGGAACTTATGATGTTGGAACCACAGAAGGCGACTGTGATTTTATCCCGACACAAATTATTTTCATTTGCACAGACTCTAATAGTGTTCTTGGTGCTGTGACTGCCTCCGTTGGTACCAATTCTTCCAGCTATAATAATATTAATCCTGCTACAGCTTTAGTGGGTTTATTGAGTGGGAAGCAAATACCAATTACAATTAACCAAATTACAGACATTTTTGGACCTAGTTCCCATATTAAATGCAAAGTTTCTATTGGGCTTACACTTGGTACTGGAACCATAAAAGCTGTTGTGTCTGGATATAATGTTTTTTCTTAAAAAGGATAATATTTCATGGCAGCAAACAAAATATTTAGATTAGGCCCAGTTGCCTTATCCAATACTCTTACTACCAATATTCTAAACCCTCCAGCAGCTAGTGGTGGTGTTGGAGCTGGATCTTCAGGAAACTACATTGTCCTAAGGCATATTAGGATTGTAAACAAAACTGCTGGTGCAGTTACCTTCTCTCTTTACCTAGGGGCTACTGGAGCTAATGCCGCAGGCACTGAAGTAATCGGAACAGCCTACTCTGTTGCTGCAAACTCTGCTTTTGATTGGTATGGCCAGTTAAGGCTAGACACTGCAGACTTCTTAGTCGGAGGCGCTAGCGCCGCAACTTCTTTGACCATTGAGGGTGAGGGAGAGATCGGCGTTGCTGGTTAAAAATTATGACAACTCTTTCTTATTCGTATACTCTGACAAACGGTACTGTAGCAGACGCCACTCAAGTAATGAGTAATTTTACTGCTATCTCTTCTATTCTAAACGGTCAAATAGATTCCAGTAATATTAATGCAGGAGCTTCCATTACTTGGACTGGAACAGAAACTTTTGCTGCTGGGCTTCTAAAGATTAAAGGCGCGGGTTCCGGAACTGTTTCCTTTCAAAATATAAACACTTCAAACAGTAGAACGCTCACAATTCCTGACCCTCTAACTGATGATACCTTTGTGACGTTTACTCTTCAGTCTCAAGGCTCCTATAATCTTGGTTTCAATCAAGGTGCAGACTCCTCCCAATTAAAAATTACTTCGGCCAATGGAACAGCCCTCTCGGCATCTAATCCCGCTTATATAAGAATGCGAGGTTTCAGTACAGCAACTTTTCAGACTTTTAGTATGACAGCAGATGTAACTATTGACCTTACTGGGGCCCATTGGGGATTAGATACAAAAGGAGATGTTACGGCGGCTATTTTAAGAGTCTACGCAATCAATGATAATGGAACATTGAAATGGGGTGTCGGATATCAAGGTGGTTTTGAATTCATAAGGAATACACAAGATGATACTGTGGCAGCCAATATCGACTTACCAGAAGAATTTTTAGTGAATTCTAATGTTGCTACTGATGCATCCCCTGTAAGAGATGTTGGGTACATTTTTGCCAATTTCACAGATGCCACTAATGAATGGGCTATTAATGGATATTTTGCCAATCAATCCGCAGATGGTCTGTGGCAGGCTTGTAACACGTCTTTTACGGGTTTTTCTGCTAACCCAACAGCACTAGCTAATAAGTTTACCACAATTGGAAAAACCGTGTATTGGTGGCAATTAAATGGAACTGCTGGAACTTCTAACGCAGCTACTTATACTCAAACATTACCAATTAAATCAAAAAACGGTGGAACAGTCGGACTTTGTGCTGTCACAGATAACTCTGCAATACAAACAGCTCCAGGTCGATATGATTTAAATTCTGCTTCGACCACCATAACATTTGGAAAAGCTTTAACGGCTGCCGCAGGTTTTACCGCAGTAGGCACAAAATTTGCCAATGTCTTTGTTATGTATGAAGCTTATCAACCTTAAAGGAAATATAGATGTCTACTCTACAAAATCAAAATTTTATAGCTTATCAACAACCAGCATTAACTAATACTTTGGTTCTTCTTAGAGCAGGTGTTTCTAATCTTTGGGGTTGGAATTTAACAAATACCAACGCTGCTATTGCTTTTGTGCAATGCTTTAATGCGGCTTCAACTGGAGCAGTAACTCTTGGAACAACGGCACCAGATTTTATTATAGCAATTCCAACAGGTTCCGGTTCACAAGTTTTTAATATGAATAATGAAGAGAATATTCAGTGTTTTCCTTTAGGCCTAGTTGTAGCAGCTACGACTACAGCAACTGGTTCAACTGGTTTAGGAAGCGCCATTAATACAACTTTTTACGTAGATTAAAGGATTTTTATGCCTGGTTATGTTGTTTCAAATGCAATTGCTGATACTAATATTGTTCAAGTAGGTCAGTTTACGGCCAATCTTGCTCAAGCAGCGGCTACTTATACTCTTTGTACGGCCACTGGCGGTGACATTCTAATTACAAATTTTAGTTTTTATGTTCAAACTGCTGGATCTGTTTTTACTTCCGTCCAAATCAAAACCAATCAAACCAATAGTACTGATTTAATGAGTGCTGCAGAAGGAGTGGTTGCAAACATACTGGCACAAAAACTTGTTAGTGTGGCGAGAACAGCTCCAATATTTTTGAAGTCGGGACAACTTCTTCAGTATGTCATTGTTGGAGCAACAGGCAGTGGAAGTCTAACCTGCAATTTTACATATCAACCCTTTACTGTTGGGGCACGCTTGATTTAATGAACTTTGAATTTGAAATTACTAGATATGAGCCTTCAATAGACTGGGAAGCTTTAAGAGACTTCTATCTTAATGAGGACTATAAAGAATTCTTTCGTAGGGTCCCTTTTGGCTACAACTCTGCAGATCTTCAAAAGTTTGAGGAAAGATTTCAATGTACCTTATTCTCCATTACAGCCTATGGCCATATTATAGGTTTTGCCCTTTTGTCTGACATAGACTCTTTTGGGTTTAATGCTCATTTTGGCCTCATGCTGCAAAAGGAGTTTCAAGACAGACAATTTGATAATGGAACTCCGGCCTTTCTGATTACAAAACACTTTCTCAAACAAATCTTTAATTCCACAGTTTTAAATAAAATTTCAATGAGATTTTTGGCTAAAAGAGAAGATTTAGTAAAGTCCTTGTCTCTTGGTGGCTTCAAACAAGAAGGTTACTTTAAATGCTCTTCTTACTTTAAAGGCCAAATGGAAGACGAGATTGAAATGGCAATACTGCACCAAGAATTCACAGAACTTTATGAGGGAAAGGATTAAATGCCATTTCTTGCTGCTATACCCGCCTTACTAGGAGCTGCTGGCGTGGCCGTTCCTGCTGCCGTAACCACTGGACTGGCCGCAGCTTCAGGAGCATTGGGTCTTGCTTCTGGTATTGCCAGACACGACCCTTTAGGCGCTGTAATGGGCGCAGCTTCTGGAGTTACTGGTGGTTTGGGTGGCCTCCCTGCTCAAATTGGTAGTGGCATTACTTCGGGGATTGGAGCAGCCCAGAGTGCAAGACAGGGCGATTTATTAGGCTTCTTACAAAATCTCGGTGGAGCAGCTTCTTCTGGTGTTGGTGCTGCAAAAATGGCCACTCCCAACGCCACCAGGTCTTTTCTTGGCGCTGAATATCCCGATGCCAGTCAAAACTTAACTGGAAACTTTGGTCCTGGAACGGAGCAAGCTAAGGGCCTTCAACTTCCACAACCTGTGGACACTAGTAATATTGTTCATGCTGCTGCACAACCTGAAGGACCTGCTGATATTGGTGCAGACTCGGCACTCCATGCTGGAATAGCCGCCGAAATAGCAAAACACGATGCCAATCATCCAGCAACTAAACTCCTTAGCACTATTGGAAATGGAATTGCTGGTGCCGCTACCGCTGCTCAAGGTGTGATGTCCTTGATTCAAGCCTTTAAAGGCCAAAAGGGCGGTGGCGCCCACGGTCTAGGACTTTCTGGAATGGATTCAGCTTCTTTGGGTCCTGCTGGTAGTGGCCATACCGCAGATTTATCTACCGTTCCAAAAATTGGCCCAGAACAAGCTGGACAAGTTGCTCAACTCCAGATGCCAGAAATTTCTACCAACCCACCCTTACTCCCACTCCTGCAAGCTTTTAGGACATAATATG